GATCAACTGCCGTGTAGAGGCAGGAGAAAAAGTCAAAGAAGCAGATCATATAAAAGCGATTTGGTTAGCAATCAACGCAAGCTATGCTTTAGAGGCTTTCCGCTTCATGGTAAGTTTTGCTACAAGTCTAGCAATGGTTGAGAACAAGTTGTTTATCGGTAATGGCAACATCATCAGTTTGATTTTACAAGACGAATTGTTACACAAAGAATGGACTGCTTGGTTGATCAATCAAGTTGTCAAAGAAGATGTTCGTTTCGCAAAGGCAAAAGAGCAGTGCGAAAGTGAAGTTTATCAAATGTATATGGACGTTATCCGCGAAGAAAAAGATTGGGCAGACTATCTATTCAGCAAGGGTAATGTTATTGGATTAAATGCAAATATTCTAAAAGATTTCGTTGATTATACAGCCGCCACAGCACTCAAAGAGATTGGTATCAAGTACCAACACTCTGCACCAAAAATCACACCGATTCCTTGGTTCAATAAGCATAGTGATACTAGCAAAAAGCAGACAGCATTGCAAGAAAACGAAAGCACTAACTATGTGATTGGTGTGATGAGCGATCAACTAAATTACGACGACTTGCCTTCGTTGTAATATATATAAACATAAGGAGAATGATATGAAAGCCATAATATGGAGTAAACCTGATTGTCCCTATTGCGTGATAGCAAAAAAGTTATTAGAAACTAAAGGATATGAAGTAGAAGAAAGAAGAGTAGGATTTGGATGGAACAGAGAACAGTTATTGGAGGCTGTTCCAAACGCACGTACAGTACCGCAGATATTTTTAGACGGACAATATATTGGTGGTAGCGACGACCTTAAGAAATATTTTAGTGAGGCAAAATAACATGGAACTAGCTATTGATGAAATCTATACTTTCAAGTTAACCAGCGGCGAAGAGATTGTGGCTAAAGTTATAGGAATAGAGTTACCTAATATAACTATCACAGAACCTGTAAGTATTGGTCCTAGCCCAGGCGGTGGATTAGGTTTAGTGCCAAGTATGTTCACCTATAATAACCGTGGAAATGTGCGACTAAATACTAATACAGTTTGTTTATTTGCTGAAACAGATGAAAATGTTCGTAGCAAATATATTGAAGCTACTACAGGACTAAAGGTGCCTGATAAAAAAGTAATATTGGGGTGATTTATGCCAAAACTTAGCAGACTAGGAGATCGCAACTCTGCAGGGGGGAAAATAATGCGCGGTGCAGACACGGTTTTTGCTAATAATATTAAGGTTGGTTTGCATGTCAGCCAAATAACTCCACATGAACCATTTGCTAAAAAAGCCCATCCGCCGCATGAACAAGCAAAAACGACTGAGGGAAGCCCGACAGTATTTGCAGAGTTTTGTCCTGTGCTACGTGAAGGATCCCCGAACACATGTGGGCACAAAATCGCAGAGGGAAGCGATAACGTATTTGTTCCATAAAATATGGCAGACACAGGCAAACAAAGTCCATTAGGAATAAATGTATTAGGCACTTTGTTGCAGAATGCTGGATTCTATATAAACCCTACCGCACAAGGATATTTCGGTGTAAGTAGGACTAATGGGCAGTATACGCCTGGAAGTATAGTAAATGATACAAGTTTATTATGGCTTACATATGCAATCAATGATGCATTTTTAAGGGGAGCTGCTAGTCAATCTACCCCAGAAAGTCCAACTCCTCCTTATACAGTTAATGCTGCAACTTATGAAAATTTAATCAACATAGGACAGAGTCGTATAGCAGCATTGGGTAATAGCCCACCTCCCACCTATGTCGTAGAAGATCCTTCAGGAGTCTGGGACGGTGAGGCAACTTCAGGATATCCTATACCAGGTGACGGCACGATACCACCTCCTGATCCTATCTATGATAATATTCAAGGACAAGGACAAGATGCTAAATGGTTTCCATTTAAATGCACGGGAACTGATGCTAATCCAAATATCAGCGTGAGCCAGTGGGGTTGGATAAGACTATTAGCGTTACAAGCATGGAACGAATTTAACTGGAACGGTGAAGAAATGGGATTAGATCCTGAAGACCCATTAAGCATTAATCCAGAATATATCGTGCAGTTAAAAGAGTTCACATCATCCTTTATGTCAGGCGACAGTTTTGTAAACTTTAGCAATAAAGCTTTGATTGCTATGCAAAACTCAAAAACTTATTTAAAAGGAATCTATAGTAATATGGATGACTTTATAAGCGGAGATATTTCAGGAGTTACATTATCAAGTAGAGGATTTGGTCAAGATTTAATCAACATAGGCAAGGCTTTAGATTTATCAACAATAAACACTTTTGGATTACCTAGCAATCTTTTAAAGACACTCAAGAAAAACAAATCAATCACTAAAGCAGTTAGTTTAGCTTTACTAGCTGCCGAACTTGAGGTTAGCGAGATAGAAGGTATAAGTTCTGGTAATATCACACCTGTATCAAAAACGCAAGAGCAAAAAATATATAGCGCATTTCTTTTTATAACAGGTACAGATTTACAAGAAGTATTACAAAGCTTAAACTGCAAAACTAAAAATCTAACATCACTTGCTGATTTACTAAGCATCAAGAAAATATTTCCTATAAGTTACACTACACTTACAGTACCAGTCTGGAATGTGGCTCCGGGACCAACAAATAGCAAAACATATTATTTGTTATTCGTGAATCAAGAACTCAATCCTCAACTTATTGCACCTAAAATAAAAGAAACGATAGGTACAATAGTACCTCCTGGAGAACCGCCTATAAGCACTCCTCCTCCTGTAATACAGGATATAAAGAAGGTTGAAGCTATTATCACAGCACCTATTTCAACATTACCAAGCGCACCTATCACTGCACCTCCGACTACTGGAGGAGGTGGAGGATGTGTTGTTCTTGAAAGTTGGTTGCCTGAAGCTGAAGAAACTTTGTATAATGGAAGTAAGATACGTCATGCATGGCAAATCATGCCAGGTCACAAGATACAACTTGCTGATGAATCTACATTAGAAGATAAAACTGGCATTGTAAAGATGGCTGCTATTGAACAACAGCCCTGCGTAAGAATCACAACAGATACAGGAGCATCATTAGTATGTTCAACAACAGCACCTATACCAACGTTGACAGATGGTATAGTTCACTCTATTGATTTGTTGGGCAATAAAATTCCTGTCGCCAGAAACAATACACGCACATGGGAAACAGTTGTTAAGATTGAAGAGGTAGGATACAAGTTTGTAAGAGCTATCGATACAAATAATAATAGTTTCTGGGCAGGTGAACTAGACGGTATTTACATATTACACCATAATGTATCTATCAACAAAGAATTTCAGATGGAAAAGAAATAATGGCAGAGGAACCACTAAACTTTCAAATACCCCCTACAGGATTCGACAGTTATCTTGTTGGAGTCTTGCCTGACGACCAAGCCGTATTAGCAGGAGCATTCGCTACGGCTATGATGCAAATAAAAAATATACAAAAAATAAATCTTAAAGATTTTGCCCAAGTTGCTTATAATAATGAAACAACTTTTGGTTTGCCTGCTGTAGGCACAGGAGATATACCTACAGATTTACAACTAGCCCAAGTAGCGCAAACGTTAACAGCATTAGGTAGTGGTGTATATGGTACATATACCATGAGCAACTTTTTTGGTTGCATGAGCGGTCTACCATATCCATTGCGTGATATCTATAATGGCATCAAAGAACTTGAAACTAATACATTAAAAACTATCTATCAAAATCTATATCTCGCAGTTCAATGGGAACAGGCAACACTTAGTGTAGAATATGATGAGCCTACTCCGGGAACTTATGTTATTACTAAGTTGTATCTACCAAATGGCGGCGGAGGATATTTGCGAGAAGGTGCATCACCACCTACTATTAGTTTACCTAATGGCGCAACAGCAACTTTAACTATGGGTACTGATCCAAATAGTGTAGGTAGTAATGGCGGAGGATCATATGGTAGAGTGCTAACTGTAACACTCACCTCAGGAGGTTCGGGCAGCACCGTCCCCACCTCAGCAAACTGCACAATAACAGCACCACCTGGGATAAATC